TTGCGGGCGGTTCGGCGTTCCTGCCGAGGTCCGCCATATCCGAAACGGTGCAGGCGCGGGCTGCGGTAGAATTTGGAATCATTTGGGAGTTTTGATGTATAGAACCGCTTGGCGGATTGTGCGGAAGGGGAAATTCAGACGGCCTTCGCGGAAGGTGTAATGCGGACTTTGGTTTTGTTGCATGAAAAAGGGTTAATCAAGCTATGAATCAGCAAGAATTTGAATTTATGAACGACTTGGCGCGTGCTTTTGAGCGTCGTTACCGTGATACGCGCAGCCTAAATAGATGTTTGAGTATCGAAGGCCGTTATATGGGGGAGGAAGCTTGCCCGCATAAGCCTGAAATCGGCTTGAGATACGGCGAAGATGCCATGTTTCTTACTTTACAGGCATGGGCGAAGGTGGATGCGCCGCAACAAGAGGCCGTCCGTATTTCGTTCGGCATCGGTGCGAAGTCGCAGGCAGCCTACGAGGAACGTTTGCAGGCTGAAATCAGGCGGCGCGGCGAGGGGCCCCTGCATTTGCAGACGGATTTGGGCTTGGCCGCGTGGTATAGGGCGATACGGCAGGCGGCAGGGAATGATTTTGATTTGCTGTTTGAGAAGGTTTGATTTTCTTTTCGGTTGCGCTATGATTGCGAAAATTAACACTTCTTAATGGGGTGGGAATTTGCCCAATCAAATTTAACCAAGGAGATTAACATGAATGCGGCGGCTGTAAGTGCGGTATTTAAAGAACGGATTGCTTCCCATGCGGAACATGTCAAGAAGGTTGCACATATCTGTACTACCGAGGAGACGACAAAACAGGCTTTGATTTTGCCTTTATTGGATATTCTAGGTTTTTCGGCATTCGATCCGAATAAGGTTCGGGCGGAATACCAGGCGGATTTCCCAGGTGCAAAATCAGGGGAGCGGGTCGATTACGCATTGTTTTGCAACGGCGCACCGGTTATGTTTATCGAAGCAAAATCATATACTGAAAATTTGTCCAATCATTGTCCGCAGTTGTCGCGTTACTTCAATGCCACGCCTGAAATAGCCATTTGCGCGATTACCAACGGCCGGGAATGGCGATTTTTTACCGATTTGTCCAACAAGAATATTATGGATTCGGAGCCGTTTTTGACCGTTGATGTTACGATGTTGAATGAAAATGATATGGCGCAACTGTATCAGTTCAGGCACGACAAGTTTCAACCTGATGCATTGCGAAGCCTTGCGGAAGAAAGCATATACCTGACGGCATTTACAGAATCAATTACAGAAAGCTTGAAAGAGGTGGATTTGGATTTCGTCCGTTATGTGGCGGGAAGGGCGAATATTCAACGGCAGTTTACCCAACGATATTTGGAAAGCATCCGTCATATCGTCAAACAGGCTGTTCAAAATACGGTTAGTTCAATGGTTGTATCGGGACTGAGTGCGCCGAAAGTGCAGGAGGAGGCCGCCCCTGTTGAGAAGGAGCAGGAAGACCCGACCGCGCCGATTATCGACCCCGAAAACAATAAAATCGTTACCACTTATTCAGAAAGAAGGTTGTTTGATTTGGTTAAATCAATTCTTCCTGATGATGCGAGTATTGAGGCGAAGGATACGGAAAGCTATTTCGGCGTATTGGTTGATGGTAAAAGTAACAGGTGGATATTACGGTATTTTGACAACAAACAAATGCCGTCTGAATCTTCAGACGGCCTGTTGTTTTTTCCGGCAATAGGTGTATAATTCAAATCGTTACCCTTGCGGGGATTTTCGCACGCCCGAAGGATATGAATTTTTAAGCCCGTACATAACAATGTGCGGGTTTTTGCGTTTTAGGCTGTCCGAATTTGAGCTTCTGCCTGTACAGGTAGCGGCGTTCCGTTTTTCCTATGTGGCGAGTGTGTGTTTGCCGTCTAATTCTGAGAGGGGTCAGAGTTAGACGGTTTCTTTTTTGAGGAGGGTTTATGAGCGGCACGAAACGCAAATTAGGCCGTCCGACAGATTACACGAAAGACATGGCCGATAAGATATGCGAAAAAATCGCAAATGGCAGAAGCCTACGTTCAATATGCGCCGAAGATGGTGTGCCGCCAATGAAAACTATTTACCGTTGGTTGGAAGCTAATGAAGAATTTCGCCACCAATACGCGCGCGCGAGAGAAAAGCAGGCGGACTATTTCGCTGAAGAAATCATCGAGATTGCCGATAGTGCACAAGCAGAGAGCGCGGCGGTTTCAAAGGCGAAATTGCAGATAGATGCCCGAAAGTGGGCGGCTTCCAAGATTGCGCCGAAGAAATACGGCGATAAGACGGAGCTTGACGTTAAATCGGGCGATGGGAGCATGAGGGCGGCTGTACGGCTTGATGCTGAGGAATATCGCAAGATAGCGGAAGATGTTTTGCGTAGGGTTTAGCATAAAACGCTAATCATAAGAGGGGCTGTATGGCCGTTTCTCCAAAGGAAGTTAGAATGAAATGGCACTAGGGCAATTCGACGATGTTGAAACATCAGTAATTCGCAGTTTAAGTTCTGCAAGCCTGTATATGTTCACGCGCCGGATGTTTTATCAAAGGCGCGGCTATGTTTGGCAGCGGGCGAATCACCATGCGCCAATCTGCAACGCGCTCGAGCGTGTTTTCAACGGCGAAACGAAACGCCTGATTATCAATATTCCGCCGCGATACTCGAAAACGGAAATCGCGGTCGTGAACTTTATCGCGTGGGCGATGGGGCGCGTGCCTGATTGCGAGTTTATCCACGCGAGCTATTCGGCGGCGCTGGCGGTCAATAACTCCGTACAGATTCGGAACTTGGTGCAACACGAAGAGTATCGGGCGATTTTTCCTGATTTGGCACTGGCAGGCGAAAGCGGCCATCACTGGAAAACAACCGCAGGCGGCGTGATGTACGCAACAGGTGCGGGCGGTACGATTACAGGTTTCGGTGCGGGCAGGCATCGGGAGGGATTCGGCGGCTGCATCATCATTGACGACCCGCACAAAGCAGATGAAGCGCGAAGCGAGGTCAGGCGGCAGAACGTCATCGACTGGTTTCAAAACACGGTCGAATCCCGGAAGAACAGCCCTGACACGCCGATTATCCTGATTATGCAACGCCTGCACGAGAAAGACTTGGCGGGCTGGCTGCTTGACGGCGGCAACGGCGAAGAGTGGGAACATTTGTGCCTGCCTGCCATTCAGGAAGACGGCACGGCGTTGTGGCCTGAAAAGCATGATATTGAAACATTGCGCCGAATGGAGCAGGCCGCGCCGTATGTGTTTGCCGGGCAGTATTTGCAAAAACCTGCGCCGCCTGACGGCGGTACGTTCAAGCCTGACAACCTGCAATTTGTCAAGGCGTTGCCTGCCGGGAATATCAGATGGGTACGCGCGTGGGACTTGGCTTCAACCGCAAACGGCGGCGACTACACGGCAGGCGGCAGGCTTGGCGTTACGGAAGACGGGCGGTATATCATCGCCAACGTCGTGCGCGGCCGGTACGGCGCGGACGAGCGGGACAGGATATTACGCAACACGGCGCAAAAAGACGGCGTGAAAACGAAAATATCCATCCCGCAAGACCCCGGGCAGGCAGGCAAATCGCAAACACTATACCTGACCCGCCAGTTGGCGGGTTTTTCCGTATCCGCCGGCCCCGAATCGGGCGACAAGGTTACACGCGCCGGACCGTTCGCGGCACAGGTCAACATCGGCAATGTGATGGTGTTGGATGACGGCACATGGGACACGGACGCGCTGATTGCGGAAATGCGCATGTTCCCGAACGGCCGGCATGACGACCAAATAGACTGTTTGGGCCGTGCGTTTGGCGAGCTGCTGGATACCCGGACGGGCATGATTGATTTCCTGCGATCGCAGGTCGAGGCTGTGAAATGAGTAAAAAGACACCTTTATCGCAAGGCTTTATTGCCCGCGTTGCCGCCGGCGTCCGTTACGCCTTTACCGGCAACGCGGACGGGTGGTTCGACGCGGGCGAGCCTCCGGCCCCTGCCGCGCAGCAGGCAGAGGGGCGGCGGTTTGATTACGAGCCGTTCTACAACGTCGGGCATTCCAAGCCGCGCGAACGTGAAGCGGTAGGCTTTGCGCAATTACGCGCCCTTGCCGACAACTACGATGTATTGCGTTTGGTGATCGAGGCGCGTAAAGACCAAATGGAGTGCCTTAAGTGGACAATCCAAAAGCGCGACGTCGAATCAACCGAAGACGACGAATCGCAACGGAAAGACCGAAAGGTCGATGAAGCCGTTGCGTTCTTCCGGTCGCCCGATAAAGAACATACGTGGGCGGACTGGCTGCGCATCTTGCTGGAAGACCTGTTTGTTATTGACGCGCCGTGCATCTACCCGCGCAAAACACTGGGCGGCGGCTTGTACGCCCTCGAAGTGATGGACGGGGCGACGATTAAGCGCGTTTTGGACAATACGGGGCGTATGCCGTTACCGCCCGATACGGCGTATCAGCAAATCCTGCACGGCATGGCGGCGGTCGATTACACGGCTGACGAGTTGATTTACCGTTCGCGGAATAACCGAAGTTACAAGGTTTACGGCTATTCGCCCGTCGAGCAAATCATCATGACCGTGAATATCGCCCTAAAACGGCAGGTTCACGCGCTGGAATACTACACGGCGGGCAGCGTGCCCGATGCTTTAGTCGGCGTGCCTGAAACGTGGTCGGCGGACGACATCAGGCGGTTTCAAGAATACTGGGATTTGCTGCTGTCGGGCGAAACGGCGCAGCGGCGCAAAATGCGTTTCGTGCCGGGCGAGTTGTCCCGAAACTTCCGCGAGACGAAGCAGCCGCCGTTGAAGGACGTTTACGACGAATGGCTGGCGCGTGTCGTCTGCTTTGCGTTTAGTGTCGAGCCTACGCCGTTCGTGGCGCAGGTAAACCGCAGCGTGGCAGAGACGAGCCGCGAGCAGTCGCTTTCAGACGGCATGGGCAGCCTGAAAAACTGGGTAAAAGCCCTGATTGACGACGTGCTTGCCCGTTACATGGATATGGCGGCGTATGAGTTTGTCTGGAAGGGGGAGGAATCGCTCAACCCGAAAGAACAGGCTGAAATCTACGCCATCTACAAAAACGCAGGCATCTTGACCGCCGACGAAATCCGCGCCGAACTGGGCAAGGAGCCGTTACCGGGGCAGGGGCAGCCTGAACCGGATAAGCAAGACGGCCGAAAGCCCGAAGAGCCGCCGAACCAAGGGGCTGAAAAGTTGGGAAAGTCGGAAAGCCCGATGAGCGAAGACGAATCTGCCGCGCTTATTGAGGCTTATTTGCTGACACGCATTGACGGCTTGGCCGAACAAATCGCGGCGCTGATTGAGGGTGCGGCCGTCGATTGGCAGGCCGGGGATTTGGCGGCGGAATTGAGCCGCGCGGCAGGGGTTGTTGCAAACGGCTTGGATTTTGGCGATTGGTCGGGATTGTCCGATGTGGTCGAGCCGATAATCAGGCGTGTTGCGGAAGACGGGGCGGTTGCCGCCTTGTTGCGCGTAATGCCTGAACCTGCCGCCGGTATGGTTACGAACATTCGCAGCCGCGCCGTCAAGTGGGCGCATGAACGCGCCGCCGAAATGGTCGGCATGAAGCGGGCGGGCGGCGGGCTTGTCCGAAATCCTGCCGCCGAGTGGCAAATCACCGAAGGGACGCGCGAAATGATACGCGCCCAAGTAGCCGAAGCCATGCGAAACGGCGACAGTGTGCAGGAATTGGCAGGCCGCCTGAAAGAATCCCATGCTTTCGGCAACGCACGCGCCCGAACCATTGCCCGAACGGAAACGGCGATGGCGGACGGTATGGGCAACCTGATAGGCTGGGAAGGAACGGGGCTGGTTGCCGGCAAGCAGTGGATAACCGCAAAAGACGACAAGGTGTCCGATGTCTGCAATGCCAACGGCGGGATGGGCGTAATCGGTTTGCACGAGC